CTGAAAGTAAAACGACAGTTTCAGATAATCCTGAAATAATTAGTGTAATTAATAATCACATGAGTAATGGAGTATTTGATCAAGTAAATACAATAATGCAGCGAGAAAAAACATTAGGTAAACTAGATGGAATTCCTGATGTAGAAGCTTATCGCCAAATTATTGAACATATGCATAAATCTGGACTTATAGTAGATCCTAAGGATAATAATCTAAATCCAGCATCTAAAGTATCAAGTAAAACTGACGAAAAAGCTGATGCTGATCGTGATAAAAAACGAAAAGCAGCAGCGCCGGTTAAGCAGACTACTACAAAAAAAGCTTCAACTGAAGAAGACTTTTTAGGTCTATCAGATGAAGAATTTATGAAGAAGTATGCTGTCCGGTAATTAATCACTATTTAAATGGGAGCTTAGCAGAAAATGGCTGTATCAACTGCAAACGCTTATAATGCTCCCATCAGTACTCCTGGTGGGACTGAATCGGGGATAGGCCTACAAGCCATCTCTGATTATTATTTTAAGAAAGCCCTTATTGCTGTTCGGGATCATCAGTATTTCATGCCTTTGGCTGATGTACGAGCGATGCCTAAGCATATGGGTAAGAAAATCAAGCAAGACGTTTATGTTCCAATGATTGACGCAGCTAACACAGGTGATCAAGGAATAGATGCTGCTGAAGCAGTTATGACACAAGGTAAATGGTCTGCTTGGGATGTAAGTGGCGACTTGATAGGTACTGTAAGTCAATACAATGATGAAGATGCAGCTATTGCAGCTACTGGTGCTGTTGATGTTGCAGAAGGTGGTCAATTTCTTTATGGTTCATCTAAAGATACTGGCGCTATTTTAAATAAAATCCCAACTCTCCGTGAACATGGTGGTCGGGTTAACCGGGTTGGTTTTTCACGTACTCAAGTTGAGGGTGAATTACTTAAGCGTGGTTTTTTTACTGAGTACACTCAAGAATCAATGGATTTCGATTCTGATTCAGAATTGTTATCGCATATTGTTGAGGAAGCTCTTGTCGGTGCTAATGAGATTACTGAAGCTGAGCTTCAGAAAGATCTGATTACTACCGCAACTTCTGATGGTACTGCTTATTTTTGTTCGACTGCTCCTGGTGGTGATGCTCTTGCTGGTTCAACAGTTGCAGCAGGTGCTACCAGAACAGCGTTGAAATTAGGCGTTGATGAAGTTGTTGTTTATAACGATCTGATGAATCTTTCTATTGCTTTGGATGACAACAAAACTCCTAAGCAAACGAAAGTTATCAGTGGTTCTCGTATGATTGATACTAAAACCGTTATGGGTGGTCGTATCATGTATATAGGATCTGAATTGATTCCTGTAGTACGAAAAATGACGGATATTACAGGTTCAGGTGTTGGTTCTGGTTTTATTAGTGTCGAAAAATATGCTGATGCTGGTAATACCGTACATGGTGAAATTGGTTCTGTTGACCAATTTCGTATTGTTGTAGTTCCAGAAATGCAGAACGACCGAAAAGGTGGTGCTGCAAGTGCAAGTGCTGATGGTACCGGTAAGAATGGTGCAGACATCTTCCCAATGTTGGTTGTTGGTGATGGTGCTTTTACTACTATCGGTTTCCAGACTGATGGAAAGAGTGTTAAATTTTCCGTTAACCATAAGAAGCCTGGTAAAGAAATAGCTTCTTTGGATGATCCATATGGTGAGGTAGGGTTCTACTCCATCAAATGGTATTACGGTTTTATGGCACTTCGTCCAGAGCGTCTTGGTATTATCTGGACATGTAAAACAGCAGTATAATTAGTATTGTTTAACCGTCCCTCCGACCGCTACTCGCAGAGTAGCGGGAGGGGGACACTCTTTTAAATTATAATTCGGAGGAAGCATGGAAGATACTACAGCAGCAGTTCCCATTAATTCAATGACAGATGATGAAATCCGACAGGAATTAACAGATAACGGAGTTACGTTACATCATAAAACTGGGACAAAGAAGCTTGCTTCTACACTAGCCCAAGTTAGAACTAAGACCTATAAAGAGGACATTAAGGAATCCACTTCTGATCTTCCTCCCGGTTCTCTTCCTGGTTCTACTGAAGCATCCAGAGCTGCAAAAGCAAAGTTTATAAAAGAAAGAGATACTATGACAAAAGACCAACAAGCTATGGTACTTACTCGTGTAGTGGTTACTCCTAAC